AGGGATGGTTTGACCTCAAGCGCATCGCTGAGGGCTTTGATGGGGATGCGCCCCCATAAACGCCCGGATTTGATGTCGATGCGGTTTACCAAAGCCCGCAGCGTATCGGCCTTCCCCGCCTCCAGCCTTGCGATCAGGGGTGTGAGGCAAGCCCCCACTGCGCGAAGCTGTGCCACATCGGGCGTTGCCAGCAGGCGATGACTGCGTTGCAGATGTTCGAGATGGGCGGCGATGGCCCGGCCCACGGCTTTCTCAAGCGGCAAGGCAGGCAGTCGCCAACCGGGGTTTTCTGGGGACGTGTCCCCCATTTTGGTGATGAGGCGCCGCGAGACATAGTAGCGAAGCCGTTTGCCTCTGGCGTTGGCATGGCTGGGGGTGAGCCGATCGCCGGTCTCATCAAAAAGCTTTCCAGACAGCGGTGAGGCATGGCGGATGGGCGTGCGCTTGGTATCGCCGGGCTGGCGCCGCATTCGGCCACCGGCATTGGCTTCCAGGCGGGTTTGCATTTCGGCCCAGGCGTCAGGCTCGATGATGGCGTCGTGCAGGCCTTCGAAAACCTCATCCTTGTGGGCAATGCGTCCGGCATAAAGGGGCGAGGTCAGAATGCGGTGGATCTGCCCCCTGGAAAACCAGGCCCCGCCCGTCACCCGCCCATTGGCATAGGTCCGGATCGGTGTGAGGATGCCATCGACCCTTAGTGCCAGCTCCACCTCGCGTAGGCAGTCATGCTCGCGGTAGAGATCATGGATACGGCGAATGCTGCCCGCTTCTTCATCATGGATGATTAGTGAGCGCCCTTCAGAGCGATAGCCGATGGGGACGCGTCCCCCCATCCACATACCCTTCTTCTTCGATGCGGCGATCTTGTCACGGATACGCTCGCCGGTGACCTCGCGTTCAAACTGGGCGAATGACAGAAGGACATTCAAGGTGAGCCGCCCCATCGAGGTGGATGTATTGAACGCCTGCGTCACCGAGACGAAGGAGCAGCTGCGGGCATCAAGCCGATCAACCAGCCGGGCGAAGTCCGAGAGTGATCGGGTGAGCCGGTCGATCTTGTAGACTACGATCATGTCGACACTCCCGGCATCAACGTCGTCCATCAAGCGTTGAAGGCCGGGGCGTTCGAGCGTCCCGCCCGAGATACCGCCATCATCATAGCGCGTGGGGACAAGCTTCCAGCCTTCGCCGCGCTGACTGGCGATATAGGCACAGCACGCTTCATGCTGGGCATCGAGCGAATTGAAATCCTGATCGAGACCCTCCTCGGAGGATTTGCGGGTGTAAACCGCGCAGCGAAACAAGCGTTTCTCGCTCATGGGTGCACACTCGTCGAGTTCGCGAGAGATGGTTCTGCCTTCTCACCCTTTCTTGCCGCCAGCCCAAAGAAGCGCGGGCCTGACCAGCGCGCGCCGGTGATGGCGCGCGCGACAGCCGAGAGGGAAGCATAGCGCGTCTCCTTCCAGACAAAGCTGCCATCCTCGCCCGCATCAACGACATGGGTCTCGCCATTCCATTCGCGCACCAGACGCGCTCCGGGTGTCAGGGTCGGCGCGCCCGGTCTCAAGGTCGCTCCGGACGCAATGCGTTCCAGTCTTTTGCGAGTGGTGGCCTTGAGGCCGCCGAAGACAGCAGCCTGAATCTCCCAGGCAAGGATGCGTACCATCATCTCCCGGCTCATCATGCGCGGTGGATGGCCGTCGAGCTCGCGCCTCCAGAGCGTGATCAGATCCTCTCGTGAGTGTGCCGGGAGGTCCGCGATAATGGTGCGAACCTCCTCAGCGCTGCGCCGGACCGGTGTACGCGTCCCCATCAGGCTGCGCTCTGAGCGTTGGCCTCAACCGCGCCGGGCGGCAGGGGTTTCGCAATCTCGGGCGCATCAGCCGGACCTGACTCGATGCGGTAATAGGTGTGCAAGGGCGAGCCAGCGGAGAATTTGTCAAACACGTAGCCAGCCTGCCTGAGCCGGGAGAGGGCGGCTCGCACCGTATGGGCCTGCCAGCCGAGGGCCTTGCTCAAGGCGGCGATATCCGCCCCGTCCTTATGGCCCAGTAGGGCGATGAGTTGAGCCTGCTTGGTCTGACGCTTGGGCGGATTGGACGGATTGGCTTCGACAGATGGGAGTTTGCGTTCTGGATTTTTGGCTTTGGTTTTCGGCTTGCGCTGTGTTGTCGATGTCGGCGTTTTGGTCATGGGTGTATGCCCTTGTCTGTTGTCAGGGCAGGCGGTGCGCCAGCCCCTACTGACACGAGACCCGCATGGGGCCTGGCATGGCTTTGACCAACGCTTGGTGTGGCAGCGAAGTCCAGTGGAAACATTGGCTTTGATCAGTCGTTTGTTGGGTCGGTCTCGATAACGCATCTCGCAGCGCGAGCCAGTGCACCAGCGTCTGCCGCCAGGCGCTCAATGTCATGGGCGAGTTTTGTGCGAGTGCCAGCATCAAGGCCGCGCGCCTGACCGTCTGCGGCAAACGTGGCGGCGTTTTCCAGTGCTGCGGTCGCGTCGGCCATCAGGCGACGAAAGATCTCGTCTGACTCCATGGCAATGACTGACGCTTGGCGCAGCGGGGAAGTCCAGTCATGCCTTGAAATGTGGTGCCTAGTACGCGCGTGGTATTTCGCCTGGGGTGTACTCGCCGGTAACAATTTTTCCAACTCCCAGCTTTCGTATGGGGCGCTGGCTTTGTTGTCGGAGGAGATATTGGCTCATGGCATCAACCTGATCGTCATGCCGCCCGCCGGGAAAGACACGGATTTCATCGAGGAAGGTGTCCACCCACGGCGCATCGGCCGGGATATGGACGCGACCTGATGTGATCATGCCCACGCAGGCCAGGCCGCGTGAGAACTTGTCCCCCTTGGGCGTGACGGGAAAGAGTTTGGCCCCTTTGAGATTGCCGCGAAGTGTTTGGATGAGCGGTGCGCCATTGGCGGCGTCCTCGACGAGTAATTCGCAGGGCTTATGTTTAAGGCACTGGCCTCGCACCAATTCGATCAGGCCCGGCATCTCGACCTTCACGCGGATGACATCCAGGAGATAAAAGTCGCGTTTCCAGCGTTTCCAGACCTGGAGCACGGTAAAGTCATTGTCTGGCCCGACTTTGACACCGGCATCGACCGAAATAGTGATTCTTCCCTGTTTGGGAAAACGCTTGCGCCGCTTGAACCATTCGGGCTTGAAGATGGCCAGCCCGTCAGAGGTCGGACGCTGCTGGCATTGGGCCAGAAAGTGATAGCTGCCCATTTCGGCCTTGAGCTGCTCGACCCAATCTTCCGTCATTCGTTCCGGGTCGAGAATGTCGCCCGGCTGACGTTCAATAATCCGGCCATCGAGCAGCTCGTAGAGTTCATGGGTTTCTGCCGTCAGCGACAGGCTGAGCTCCGACCAACGGCCTGTATCGCGCAGCTCGGCGGTGAGGTCCTGCTCGTGCAGGCGTTGCATGACGAGGAGAATGGCCCCGGTCTTGGGGTTATCAATGCGTGTCGCTACCGTTGACCGAAACCAGGAGAGCGTTTTGGCGCGTGCCTCCGGGCGAAGCGCGTCATCAGCCTTGATGATGTCGTCCATGATGATGAGATCGCCGCCCGTTCCGGTCAGAAGGCCTTCAACAGACGTCGCACGCGCAAATCCGCCCAGCTGTGTCGAGATGCGCCCTTCTGTTAGTTGGATGCCTGCAAAAACATGGGGAAAAGCTTGCCGATACCATTTGGCCTGCATGATCCGGCGAACACGTTTGAGCTGCTCGATCGCGAGCTCCATTGAGTAGGAGGCCAGGATGATACGGGTGCGCGGATCACGGCCGAGGCGCCAGGCGATCTGGGCGGCCGTCAGCGTGATCGACTTGCCGCAGCGCGGCGGCGCATTGACATAGCTGCGCGCCATTTGCCCGCGCTCGATGCGCTCCACATGATCGGCCAGAATATGCAAATAGGGCGCATCACTGAGTTTTCGGCCCGGCTCAAGCGTCTTGAACGCCGCTTGAAGAAAGGCGTGAAAGTGCAAATGAACCAGCGCGCCAAACACTTTTGGTGTTGGCGCTGATGGCGACAGATCATCCATCATCACTAGCCTCCTTCTTCGACTTGGGGCCTTTGTGGGTCTTGCGCGCTGACGGGTCCCCGGCTGGCAGGATTTGTTTTGAAGCGCCCGCCTGAGTGACGAAGCAATCAAGGATTTCACGATTTTCGGCGCCAAGTTGGGCGGGGTCGTGCAACGCGTCGCGGGCCTCCTCTGCGATGTCAAATTTCTGGTCGAGATTGAGTATGGAATCGATGGCGCGAACATCGCCGCCCGCCGCTTTCTGGATCAGCTTGAGGACCACGACTTCGCGCTTGGTTATCTTCATGGATTTACCTCCCGCCACGAGATCGACCTCATCATCCAGCGCGGCGCGCACGACCTGTTTTAATCCGCGTGCCCCTTTGGGCCGGCCCTTGGGGTTGCCCGACTGGCCAGGCTTGAACTGGCTTGTCTTGGGTGGTTTGCCATAGCCGACGGGTTCGTCGTCTTGCGGCTCGTGACTGGAAGCCGCGTCGCGCGATGGGTTATCGCTGTCCATCACGCGGCCTCCTCTTGGCGGCGCAATTCAGCAATCGCGTCAAATGTCTCTCCGCTCGATACCAGTCGGGCAGGTTCGCCGACCGCTTTGGACAGGCGATTGAGCGCGACATCGCCATAACGCGGGTCAATCTCGATCCCGCAACCGATACGGTCCGCCTTGTGAGCTGCGACCAGCGTCGATCCCGAGCCCGCAAACCCGTCCAGAACGATCTCGCCGCGCCTGGAAACATCAAGGATCGCCTCGGTCAGGAGCGCGACCGGTTTGACGGTGGGATGGGCGGCCAGGTCCGCGTCACGCCCCGCCCCAAAACTCGACATGCCCGGTGCCTCCCAGACATTGGTGCGATAACGGCCATGCTTGCCGAGCTCGACATTGTTGATGTGGGATGCCTTGCCCGACTTGTAGACGGCGCACAATTCGTGGCGCGACCGGTAGAGCGACCCCATCCCGCCATTGGGTTTAACCCAGACGGCCAGATTGATCGGGTCGAGACCCAGCCGGAAGGCGGCCCGGTTGAGTTCATCAATGTGTCGCCAATCCATAAAGGAATAGACCAACCCGCCATCGATCAGAGACCGAACGAGCGGGCGTAGCGTGCCCGTCAGGAAATCAACAAACTCCTCGGAACTCATCTCGCCGGAGGCGAACGCAAACTCGCCATGCGCGTCATCGCGTTTGACGCGGACATGGCCATTGACCGCGACATTATAGGGCGGATCGGTCAGCACCATGCGTGCCGATTGCCCGCCCAGCACGCCGCGGAGCAAGGCTTCATCGCGCACATCACCCACGCCGAGCCGGTGAGGGCCGACACACCAGACATCGCCCGCCTGGCAGACGGCAGGGACTGATGTGTCGATCTCAGGTGCCAATTCCTCGGTGTCATCGCCCTCAATGACAAAGAGGATGTCCAGCTCTGGCGTCTCGAAGCCAAGATCACACAGATCGATATCGAGATCTTCGAGCGCCTTGAGTTCAACCCGCAGCAGATCGCTGTCCCAATCGCTGCGCTCAGCCAGCTTGTTGTCCGCGATCACATAGGCACGGATCTGGGTTGGTGTGAGATGATCGATCCGCACAGCCGGAACGGCGTCCATTGTGATCAACCTTGCCGCTTCAAGCCGTGCATGGCCGGCAATCACGCCGCCCTCGCTATCGATCAGGATCGGGACAGTAAACCCAAATTCCTGGATCGACTTTGCAATGAGCGCGATCTGGGCTTTGGAATGAGTTCGCGGATTATCCGGGCGCGGCTTGAGATCGGCAATGCCAATCATTTCAATCTGCGGGGCATTGCCCTTCGATATTGTCAGCATTTCAAAACCTTCTTACTGAGAGCCGACCCATTCGGCTTTCGTATCGGGAATTTGATGCTGACGAGATTGAATGTTATCTGATTCGGATAAAGTATCCAGAAAACAATGTTTTGGGGACGTGCCCCCATTTCTTGGGGGCGTTAAATTGGGCGCTTCAACGTGGCTCGAAGCGGTTCTTTTGGCAACAGACGGTGGTCCGACCCACTGAGATCTGGCGCTTGGCGAAGCTACGAACACGAAGAGCTAAGGCGTCCACGAGCGCATAATTTTCATTAAGAGGGGAGAAGCAGGCGCATCCTGTTGCTATTCAACGAAACCGCTGCGACCGTTCGAATCTCGAATCCACCATCGCGTTGACCGAATGGTGGAAACTTGCCGCCTAACCGTCGAATTCTGTGGAAAAAGAGACCCATTCGCCTTAGCCTGACGCCACCCGACGGGCCGGCGCGGGTTTTCGCCCCACTAACGAACTCTTGAGAGAACTGCATGAAGAGCAAAATTGCGATATGGCTCCAACGAAACATGCTTTTAACGATAATGATCGTGGGCGCAGGGTTGGCCAGCGCGGAAGGGCAAGAGCTGCTTTTAATTGATGGCCACATTGTAGACCCGGAAACCCGTGAAATACGAGCAGGTAGCTTATTTATCCGTAACGGAATTATCGTGTCTTCTCCAAGCCATATTCCTCAAGATTTCGACGGAAGAGTCATTGATCTCAATGGCCGGTGGGTCATTCCAGGGTTGAACGACATGCACGCGCACACGGTGGGCAACAGCATGCCTGGTGAGGGAGACGATTGGGTTGGGCCGCAGCTCATGATCCAGCGCCAGCTGTATGCAGGGGTCACTGGAGTTCTGGATTTATTCAATGATGAAGAGACACTTTACACCGTTCGCGAACAGCAGCGAACAGGTGAAATTGACGGGGCGGATCTATTTGCCAGCCTGTCTTGTTTAACCGCAACTGACGGGCATTGCACTGAATATGGAATACCCACGCGTGTTATGGATTCGCCCGAAGATGCAATCCGTGTCGTGAACGATCTGGCGCTACGGCAGCCCGACGTCATCAAGATCGTCTATCAACCGACCGATGATCAGCCGTCGATTGATCTGGAAACACTAGCGGCAGCGGTAGCCACTGCTTCGGAACACAATTTACCAACAATTATCCACATCAAAACATGGCAGGATATACGCGACGCGGTCGAGGCCGGTGCTTCTGCGGTGACCCACGTCCCACGCGGCCCCATTCCGGACGATATTGCGCGCCTTATGTTCGAAAATGGAGTCACTGCCATCCCCACAATAACCGTCGAAACTGAAATGATTAGATTCATTTTCGACCCGTTAGTTCTTGATGCCGAGTTGGCTCGGCGGCTGTCTCCTGCAGACGTCATAGAGGCATATCGGACCGACAGTATTAGGGAGCAGTACTCAAATCACCGAGAGAACATCGAACAACGCAGTGTTGTCACCTTCGCCTCCGTTGGGGCCATGGCTGATGCTGGTGTGACAATCCTAGCGGGTTCAGATGCTGCAAACTGGGGTACTATTCACGGCTACTCTCTGCATCGCGAGTTGCTAAATTTGGTGGAGGCTGGGCTGTCGCCTTGGCAGGCGCTGGCTGCGTCGACAACCGATGCCGGTGCTTTTCTTGGCCGATCCTTTGGTGTGCAGCCCGGAGATGAAGCCAATCTTCTAGTTTTGAGTGCCTCTCCGATCGAAGACATCCGAAACACCCAGCAGATCAGCATGGTTATCCAACACGGACGGGTCATTGATCGGGACACGCTTGAAATTCCGGGTTTTGCGTCCTCGGACGTGCCTTCAGATTAATTGAGCAATCCCACTACTTGTGGCGAGCCGTTAATCAGGAACGCCATCTCAACGATAGAAACTGGTTCAAGAAGAACCGACAAACCGCGCTCGCTGAATGGCGGAAACTCGCTAAGCCAAAAACCCAAGCGTGTCTCAATTTATCTGACGACGGACACCAATGAGCAGTTTCTTCATTAGCCTGCCAATGACCTGAGAATACCAGAAAAGCGCGGTATAAAGAAAAGGAAGGCGGCGGGAGCGCGCTGGGGGGCAAAAAAACGGCCCGTCCGGCTCTCACACTTGGGAAGGGGCTAGGACCAAACAGGCCCGCCCCCGCCGCCTTTC